CTACACGCAACAATATTCATAAAAATATTGTAACATATAAACTAAATAATTCAATACTATGAGAAATAAAGATCAGGAAGCTATATTCGAATCCTATAAACAATTAATACTAAACGAGCAAAACATGATCGGGGATGCCTCCGATGATGATATGAGCGATATCGATGCCGATATTGACGATTTAGATGATGATACCCCAGACGAGCCGCGTCCTAAGAAAAACGTGGTGATAAAAGCTGATGAAATAGGTCTTAATCTAGGACCAGTTATTCGTGCTATCCTTCGCAATATACCAGACATGAGTGAAGATACTGAGATTTTCACAAATTTGAAAAAGGCAATTGAAATGGCAAATTCAATTCTCGATGAAGAAGACCAAATTAAAGAATCACCATTGAAGGTTTATGAAAAATTGACAGAATTGGGTGTTCTTAGAGAAGAAGAAATGGAAGCAGAGGCTTTCGATGATTTTGAAAGCGGAACAGAGAATGCCGTTTTGCAAAATTTTGAGGATGATGACTACGATATTGACGAAGATCCAGAACTATCTAAATTGGGTAAAAGAAGTGATTTTGCTGCGGGCATGGGTAAAGATGTTGAAAGAAACAAAATTGAAGATGAAATTCGCAGAATGGGTACCGATTGGCGTGGACAAGATGAAGATTTTAGGTCATCTAATTACTAACATATAGGACACTCAAAAGAGCCAACATTCGTAATACCTTCTCTAGTTAACTGATAAATTTCTCCATCTTGGAGTTCGGAAGATTTATCAAACTTAACAGATGAGAAGGTATTTTCGTATATATCAACATATAAATCAGCATTACACTTAACAATAAATGAATTTCTAGTTACAGCATTATGTATCCACATGCTATAATTACCTTGTAGATAAGATAAGGTTTCACTTATAAGTTTAACATCGTTCTTTTTTGAATTTTTAGATATGGCAACTAACAGATCAGATACTATTAAACTAACAGTATCACCCTCAACTTCATTCATCAATTCTTTCCTGTTTGTTATATCACCGCAACACGCTACAAACCATTCATCGGTAATAATTGGACTCATGTAATCTGGTGAAAATTCTTTAGTTTTGGGTTCAGTAATTCCAAAAAAAGTGTTATATTTCTTTCTTGGGAATTTATAATTCTTAGCCAATACATGAACCTTATATACCTCAAATGATTCATTTCCCATAAGAAACATTGAAAAATTTAATTTACTTTTACCTGTGTTTAGGGCTTGTAACTCAATAAATGTTTTCTTATTATTTGCACCATAAATGGTATTCATAATTATATTTATGTTTAAAAAATAAGAGTTCAAATCAATATAGTTAATATCGACTTGAACTCTTGAGACTCAGTTATTTAAAATGACTTAATTAGTCTTCTTTTTTAAACTTTAATTCATTCTTAAGTTTCTCCTCAAGTAATGGGAGAATCTTATCCCATACGACGGCATCGTTACGCCAATCTTTATAGAAACCAAGAACTTCACCGTTCAGTGCATGTCTATGTCCCTGTTTTTCCAATACACCATATCCTTCAGCCATCTCAAGCAAACCAGAATACTTGTTCAGACCAGACCTAAAGTTCAAATACATTTCACATGTTAAAAATGGAGGAACAAAACGATTTTTCGTAGTAAATGCTCGCATTGTTAAACCATTAACGTCTTTAGATAGAGGGGTAATTTCATCATCTGAATTTTTATTATCAGATTTTCCAGATCTTTCTTGCTTTGTTGACATTTGCACAAGCACGGAACTCATATAAAGAGGACCAGATCCACCCGATTGATTCTTAACCAATGTTGGATACAAGGCTGCTGGATTATCATATACGTGATTTGTAAAAAGAACTGGCGTATTAGCCTTGGCCGCCGCATGAGTGATAGCCCTCAACATACTCTTAAGACTAACCGCTCTTGCACCCATATCGGCACTATCCTTCCCATCTTCAATGATCTTAGCTTCTCTCGAAGAAATTAAATTACCCAAAGAATCAATTACCAACATAACTTTACCTTGTAATTTATTCTCTACTACACTCTTTAGGAATTTCACAATTTGATTTCTACAATCCTCAATAATTTCAACAGGACAATGTTTAATCTTAGAAGCATCACATCCAAGGTTAATGGCAGTCTCTGGATCAAGAGCATTTTCAGTATCAAAGTAAACCACATGCATTCCTTTCTTTTGAGCATTAGCCATCACCTTGTTAGCGATAAGTGTTTTTCCGCAAGCTTGTGGACCAGCCAAGCCTGTGATTCTCCCCATGGGAATGCCACCATACAAAGAACCAGAAATAATGGCATTTAAAGCCATAGAACCAGTATCCACCCACTCTTTAACTGTTGATAGCGTGTTTTCATTCAAATACGCTGCTTCTGGATTAAGATCATCTAGAATCTTAAATACATCTTTAATGTTACCAACTTCTTCACTTGTTTCATCAACTTCTTTTTTATTTTTACCCATACCCTATAATAACAAAAGATCCGTGAAAGTCAAACTCTCACGGATCTTTTTTTTATTTATTTTTAACTATTGATACCTATTCATCAAACAACTTGATGGTAGGTGCCTCTTTAGTTTCAACCCTTTGAGTAGGTTTAAACATATTAACATATTGCTCTAATAGTCTCTCATCCAAATTAACTTCTGACATTACGATCTTAGAAAGGTCATAATTAAAAATAACACCTTCATCACGAACTGTAATATTCACAAATTCCTTAAAGAAAACTGGAACCAATTGAACTGTAAGTTGCCCAGTATTATTAGGTGATGCGATTAGAATTGCTGGATTTTTAACTCTCAGTTTACCATCTGATGATAAAACATCACCAACGATAGTATGTCCAACGTGATCGATAAAAACCTTTGTATTTACTTGTTCTTCCATAGGTAAATAATTTAACACGTTTAAATAAAAAATCAACAATTATTCTGCAAAAAAATTAACTAAATCACAAGTTGTCATATCGTTGGGTTTTTGCGGAATCCAATTTACAGCCTCAAAAAACTTTTGAACTGGTGAAAATATAACCTTATCGAACATCTTCTCGTAATCTGGTTCAAATAAAGACTTAAATTCGTCTGGATAATAATATTTAAAAGCTATAGCATCTATTCCAAACCTATTAGGTTTCTTCAGATAGAAAAGTTTTATTTTATCTCCACTCTGAATCTTCTCATACTTATTATCCAATTCCAATCTCTCTATCAATAAATTATAATAATAAGCAGCTTTAACGTGGTTAGGCATCCCCTTAGTTGTTTGAAATTCATTACACAATTTGGAGTATTTTTCATAATTCTTAATACCCTTAATGGTGGCTATTTCTTCAAGTGGTAATTTTAAAAATTGATCATGCGCTTCAGTGACAGCATCATTTGTCGTCTGATTATTCATTGTCGTCAACAATGTCTCAGCAATTTTCTTAACATATGGCTTAACCTTTTTAGGCATCGTGCTTTTAACAACATCAACACCAGTGTATTTGAATTTATTACAAGCTATCCCCTCGTTATCTAAAATATGTAATATGTAATGTTTTTTTCTCAAAAGCATAGCAACATCACAAATTTTTTCTCTTTTAAATACAATTCTACAATCCTTACTATTAAATTCATTGGCACCCCATTTCAGTATTTCTGAATTTAAATGATCGGATGCTTCATCGATCAATTTATACATATCAGCTGTTACCAAACCATTTTCCGAAAATTTAATACCATTGTGTGATATAATCTCATCGAATGAAAAGAACAAACTATCAGTATCAATATATCTAATAACCTCTCGTTCAATCTTTTTACCAGTTAAATTTTCAACGTATTTGGTCAAGATCTCAGAACCTTGATTGATAATAGCCTGCCCAGATAATGTAATCGACCTAGCTAGATCATCGTCACCCAATGTGAAGTATTTGTTACCAAAAGCACCATATATAGAATTAAGAAAAATCTTCAAAGAATGCTGCTTAATGTCCAACAGCCTAGATTCATACTGTAGTTTTTTTATTTCAGACGGATCTTTTTCAGTAACAAGAAGCTTGTTAACCTTATCCATCCTCTTTCTGGCATCAACCCTTTGTTTATAATAAACATCAATGATTTCAGGAAATAAACCCTTCTTCTTCTGTGTGAAAAGAATATTGGCCTTTGATATGGCAACAGACTCCTTCTCCACTAATTTATTAAATGACGATCTACTTATTTTGTGAATAGCATCATTAATGTCTTTTATAGTTACCATCTCCGAATCTTCGTCTACTATTGCTCCCAATTTTGTTTCTGGTGATATGTTAAGCGTCACCATGGTATTTGGGTAAAGAGAATTGGCGTCGAAAGATACTAAATTATTATGTACTCCGCTTTCTGGCTCTTTAACAAAGGCACCCTCGTTTTTGCTCGTTTTATTGACATCTCTAATAAGAGTATGTATTTTTCTATCATGGTGTCTAGCTCTAATGGCGGCGGCACCTGTGATTACACCAATACTGTGTAATGCGCTTTCCATTGTAGTTAAACCCATAACCGATAAGGATCTTAATAGGTCCATATACTTTAGCGAATCATCCAACTTAACCAGGATCCTAACGTCCTGTATATTGTAATCAACAAAAGTCTCCCAATCTTCATCTGCCAAATCCGATAGATTACCACCACCAAAATCTATCTTGTTTTCACCCAATTCTACGGATGCTATTGTATCTAGTTTATAGTTTTCTCTAGGAGATACGCAGAATTTTCTATAAGCATCGAGATAATCAATACAAGATACTCCATCAATAATCCAAACCGTTTCTTCTTTTCCAAATTTATTGAAACCCATTCTACTGTAAATATTCTTCGTGGGCGATAATCTGGCAGCATCATCATCACCGCATATTTTCTTAATTCTATTAATCAAATAAGGAATATCGAAAAATTTAGTGTTCCACCCAGAAAGGACATCCATATGA